CTTTTCATAGCGATATTATACCATAAACCTTTTCTGGCTTTTTTTCCTTCTTTAGTTGTATGATACTCAGAAGTTGATCCACCTTTTGACATACATGCTCTGTCATTAGCTACTTGTGTATTGTATCTTCTATTTGCCATTATTTTTTATCCTTCATTGCCATTGCCATCATAGATGGCTTTTTTTCTTTTTTCTTTTTTGATTTTAACATTTTAAAATCTTTACCAGTTATTTTACCATCACCATCAGCATCAAGTTTAACTTGACCACCTGATAAAAAACCTTTTCTAGTTTGTTTATTCCATCTTCTGTTTGACATATTATCTCCAACCTTTTTTTGCTAGTTTAGGTTTGCCTTGTCTAACTAAACCACCTTTTTTATAACCATATATTTTAGCATTTTCTTCTCTTGCAGATTGCATTTCTTTAGCTTTTGCTTTATCTTTAGCTTCTCTTATTTTAGCATTTCCTTCTCTTTCAGATTGCATTACTTTAGTTTTTGCTTTATCTTTACCTTCTCTTATTTTAGCATTTTCTTCTCTTGCAGATTCCATTTCTTTTTTAACACGTTCTGAGTAAGCTTCTGCTTTTTCTGCATCTTGCATTAATTTAGTTTTAGACATTATTTTTCTCCCTATTTTTTATTCATATTTATCACATCAGTTGCCTTAAGTCCATAAATTGCGGCCACTACTGAAACCCAAAGGCCAACTATCCACCAGGGCATCTCTTGTAATTTTTGAAAATACAAGTCAATCTTTTCTTGCATCTTTTCATCTTCTGCAAAAACAGAATATGCTAACAAAAACAGAGGTGAAGAAATTGTCAAAAGTACAAATTCGTCTTTCCAATCTGATTTTTGATTCTCTGCAATCTTGCCACTAAACTCAATTTCTCCACGTTTCATTTTTTCTATGTGAAGAAGTTTAGCTTCTGACATTGCAACGTCAGCTGCTTTTTTATTCTTGTATATTTCTAGTCCAGATTTTAAACCTTGACCTAATAAACCCCAAGGAATCATAAAATTAGTACGCTTTTGATTTTCTATTTTTTTCTTTTAGTACTGCACCTTGACCTTTAACTTCCATTTCAGGTCCACCTGTACCAATGTAATTGAAAGCTTTGTCAGCAGTTGTTTTTGATCTTGGATCAATCTCAACTTGTTGCTCACCAACTTTTACATCTTTGATTTTATCTAGTTTTTCCATAATTAACCTCGTTTTTTACTTTTACCTGCCTCAGAAAGTGCAATCGCAATAGCTTGTTTACGATTTTTTACTTTTTTTGGACTTTTACCAATGTTGAGTTCACCTTTTTTGAACTCTTTCATCACAGTTTTAACTTTTTTCTGTGCTTTTGTCATCTTTTTTCTCATTTATTCGTTGCCTCCTCGCATTACTTTGATATTTGGCATCATACTACCCTGATTTTTCATCATTGAATCAGTACTTGGTAAAGTTTTACTCAAGATTGTCTTTTCAATTGATGTATCAGCACGTAATTTAGCTAATTCTTCATTTTGTTGAAGCTTATCATCTTGATTAGATTGATTCATCATTGCTTTCATCTTATCAAGATTCATTCTATCCTTACCTTCTTGCTCTTTTCTAAAGTTTTCTTGAGCTCTAAGGTCTAATTCTCTTGCTCTTAGTTTAGCAATTGGATCATTATCAAATTGAGAAGTTATTTTTTTCTCTTCTTGCATAAATTCTTCCATCATTTCAGCAATCAGTTGAGCTTTTCTAGCTTCAATTCTTTGAGTCATCATCATTACTTGCATTTGTAACTGTTGAGCCATCTGTGGATTCTGTTGCATCATCATTTGCATTTGTTGTAATTGAACTAATTCATCTCTGTATTCTAATTCAATTTGTTCTTGAGCCATTAAACTAATGTGTTCAAAAATATTTTTTTCTAATGAAGCCATTACCATTGGATTGTTTCTAGCCATATTAGTTGCCATAAAGTTTAAGTGAGCTGTAATATGTGCTCTATGATCTTGACCTGGAAATGCTTGAAACTGTCTTCCACCTAAAGCATCAATGTGTTCTAATGCTGGATCTTTTGGAGTTGGTTGCATAGGTCTAATTAAAACTTGATCAATATCTTTTACTCCCAAAGCTTCATACATATTTCTATATGCTTGATATAGATTATGCATTTGTGGATTTGAAGTTGCCAGTTGGAGTTCCGTTTGCGCAAGAGAAATACGCTGTGTTTGAGAAAAAATGTTAGGGTCAGCAACTGGCAATATATCTACACGATCATCAAAGTCAGATTGTTTTATTGTTCTTTGACCCCCAACGACATCATACGGATATTCTTGTGGTAGATATAGCTTGAATACTCTAGCTAAGATTTTAAATTCATTTTTCAAAGCCGAGTAAATTCTTTTATGAATAGCAGACATAGTTCTTGATCCTCTTTCAAGAAGAGCAACAGTTGTACCTACAGCTGCTTGTTGGTTGCCATCACCAACTTGTAAATCAGCAATCGAAGCAAATCTTTGACCTGCTTGAACGACTATACCCATTAAAGATAATAATGTTTGAGATGGTTCTTTGAATGGTAGCATCATGAAAGAATCTCTTAAGTTTCCTCCTGGTGCATCTACATCTCTAAATTCTCCTGGTTGAATAGATTGTGCATCATCTCTAATTCTAATACCTCTCATCTTAAATCCAGCAGGTAAATTAGATAATGTTCCTGCATCTAATAATTGTCTTAATGCAGTTGTTGCAGTTCTAGATAATCCTCCGATCATATGGATTAAACCAAATCCATAAAAACCTAAACCTGGTAAAAATTTGAAATGTACAAAGTATTGTATTTTCTTTTTCTTTGGATCACCTACTTCATAATTTCTTCTGATAGAAAGTATTTCTCTTGATCCTTCTTCTAAAGTTACAATGTATGGAATTTTAATTCCTGACGGCTCACCATCTTGAGGATTAACATCTTCAAAACCTTCTAAGTCTAAATCAACATGACATTCTAATAAAGTAAATACATCTTCATCTTTTCCAGATTTAGTTATTCCTTCAAGTTCTCTTTCTTTTTTCTCAACATCTGTTTCTCTCTCTGTAGGTTTTCCTAAATCTACATCTCTATAGAAACCAGATACTTGTTGTTTTCTTAAATCGTTCTCTGACATTTTTACACGATGAATAATCGCTTCCGCATCATCTAATGAGGTAGCTGTATACGGAACGATTAAATCATCAGCAGGAACAAATTTGCTTACCGCTCTTTGTTCCATATCATCGTAATAGACTTTTTTGAAAGCAGAACCTGCTAGTGGCAGATTGAACAACATTTGATCAAATTCAGGTTCATATTCTTTCATTTGGTCCATTATTTGATAATTCATAAAATCTTTAACTCTACTTGCTTGTTGAGTTTTTTCTGGACTTGGTATTCCTAATACTTGAGTTCTTACAGGTCCATCGGCTGGTAATAATTCTTTATAAGCTAAAGCTTGAAATTGTGTAACCGCTTCTGCAAGTACAGGATGCGTTGCACCTGATGCACCAGAGAATGGTTCTGTTCTGTTATCGTATTTGAAACCTAATAAATCTAAACCTGTTGTATAAGTTCTTTCCCAATCTTTTCTAGAAGATGAGTAATCCATGTATTTAGAATTTAAATCAGAAGCTAATCTTCCTAATACTTCATCTGGTAAAAATTCTGCTAAGTTTGCATAATGCTCATCACCACCTTCAGGTGATGCAGCTTTAGGATCTAAATTAATATCAACTGAACCGTCTTCGTTCTCTTGAACTTCAACATCTCCAGGTGCTTGTGATTGTTCTGTAACTTCTTCTACTACTTGTTCTTGAATATCTTCTTGACCAGGTATTTCAAATTCTTTTCTAGGCTCGTTTGGTAGAGCTTTGTCTATGTTGTCTGCCATTTATTTTCTCCGTAATTTTAACTGTTTTAACAGTATTATAATTATAATTCAAGCCTTGACTAACCGGCCCAGATAGCGGTGGAATAGTTGTAGTTAATCTTTTAGGGGATAAAGGTTTCTGTTTCATCTGCTTGACCTCTTACTT